AATAAATAAATAAAAAGTAAAATTATGGAACAGTTTTTTAGAAATTTCGTAAACAATGCCGATGGAATGTACGGCATTCAGTGTGAAGACCAAGGACAAGATTGGGATACATACATTAGGCTCTTAAATAGAGCAGGTGGTAACTATACAGGTGACTCTTATCAAGAGTACTATGGTTTTAAGATAGTCCATGGACGATTCTTGTTATTACTAGAATCACCATCTGACTTTGTAGAAGAAGGTAAGACATTGGATTTAGAGGATATTATCCAAGCTTATCATGAGTCAATTTACGGTCAAAATGATGACGATGATGACGATGATGACGATGATGACGATGACTACAACGAAGAGTATCAAGATATGGATAGAGTATTCCGATTTGACACAAGTAATCCACCTAAATTTTCTATAGGATTTGAAATTGAGAAGGAAGACTGGGAGGCACACGATTGCGTAAGAGCACGCTTTCTATATGACAAGACAGAATGGATTAAAGAGAATGATAGTAGCCTATGCAGTAAAACAGGTTATGAACTTGTATCACCTGCATTTGATTTATTCTCAAGCCATATAGAAGATGAGATTGAGGCAAGCCACACGCTACAACAGTTGATTAATGCAGACTCTTCTCGTAAGTGTGGCGGACACGTTAATCTTGGCTCTTCAGAATACAATAGCAATCAATTGTTAGAGGGATTAGGTTCTTTCCTACCATTGCTATATGCTATGTATGAGAATAGGATTGAAGAGTACTATGCTAAGGCTCATTCAAAGCATAAGTATCACGAAATGCAGACAAAACAATCGGCTGTATATGTTAAGAGTCATGTATTAGAATTTAGAATATTCCCTGCTGTAAAGAATGTAAGGAATCTTCTATGGAGACGTGACTTGATGCGTATCATGTGCAGTAACATTAACTCATCAGAGATTGATGTAGTTAAGATGATAGCTAACCCAAAAAGTAAGCTACACATTCACATGCGTAAAATATTTACCATAGATACAATGGTAAAAAAGATTGAGCTTTTTGTTAAGTACAGTAAAATGTACAACGATAAGAACATCGAGCAAATGAGTAAGGTAAAAAATGCTATCAAGAAACTGAAAAAGATTCAGTCTAATGGTGTTAATATTTCAAATGAACTTGGAGCGTAATTCACGTTCCACAATAGTATAAACTAAATAAATCAAAATAAAATGTGTATAGCAATTTTAAATACAAAGGTAGCTACCCTTAAAAAAGAAGCGTTACAAAACTGTTGGTTGAATAATGGTGATGGTGCAGGTATTCTTTATATTGATAATGGAGTGATGAAAACCTCAAAGGAGTTAAAGTCTTTTGATGTTTTCTATGAAACGTATATTCAAATCAAGAGAAGTTTTGGTAAAAAGAATAATATACTTATTCACTTCCGTATCTCAACACATGGACTTGTAAATGAGAGCAACTGTCATCCGTTCCTTGTAGACGATAATATCGGATTCATACACAATGGAATGATTTACAATATAGAAGACTCTAAGTTACATTCCGATACATACATGTTCAATGAGAATATACTTAAGAATCTAAAGCCAGGATTCGAGCATAATCCTGATATCATGGATATGTTGGCTGACTTTATTGGCAAAGGAAGTAAGCTTGTGTTCCTTAATGCTCAAGATGAATACTGTATCGTTAACGAAGAAGCAGGTCATTGGTATATGGGCTGTTGGTTCTCTAACCGTAGCTATGAGAAAGTTAATAACTATGTTGACTTTGGTGGTGTTAAAAAATACAAGTCTTTTGGTAGTGGTAGTGCAGGATATACATCAGGACAAGCAGACGCTTGGGCAAGAGGAGGTAATTCATGGTATTCAGCAGACAGCGAGTTCTGTGATACATGCTCAAGTAAACTATACTCAGTCAAAGAGAAAGCAGACTATCAATGTTATTCATGCAGAATAGATAAAGAAAAAGCTACAAATAAAATAGAACAACAAATAACTCTTGCTCAAGCAAACCTAGATGCATTTGGATTTGAAGATGAGAAACTTGGGACATGCTCTTGCTGTCAAGAGGTAGAGTATGAAGCGCATTTAACATATGCAGTTGAATTTAATATGGATATGTGCCGTAAATGCACAAAAGAATTTCTTAATGCAGATGGTAGTTACAAAGGCGATTTAGGAGCGTAATTCACGTTCCACAACAGTATTAATAATTTAAATTCAAAATCATGAAAATAAATAGACCATGCTATATTAAAGCATTTGGATTAACGTCCAATCATATTAAATCAATCCTAGATAACCTGGGTGAAAATGCTATTGGAGTTCAATGGGGAAGCTACGAACCAAATGGAACAGTAGTAATTCCTTATGAGTCACCTTTAGCTACAATTACTAAGTATCTTGGAATGAATTGTATCGTAATCACAGCAACAGGATTAGACTACGATAATATGCTTACATATTACCCTGTAGGTTGTTTAACAGATGATGATTATAATGGAAGTGACTACGTTGCTTCAACATCATTAGAGGCTATATCAAGAAATCGCTCATCAATGTTGAGTTACCTTGTATATGGTGAATATGCTGCTGAAATAACAGACATTACTGTTAATTCAAGATTCTCTGATGGAAGAATACTTATTGCACATGCTACAGCTATGTATGGAAGAAATTACTTTCATAAGAGCCACTACGAGCGTAATAGAAGTCTATACTCAAGCGCTGTTGTTTATTCTGATTACCATAATTGCTACATAGACAGAGAGCAAGATGATTTACACTGTGGGTATTGGAGTGAAGATACAGATGATGAATCATCATGGTTTGTAAACTGTAGTGCCGTTTATGTAGATGAAAATGATACTTGGTATTATAATGGCTCTATAGCAGAGGCTCATGGGTTTGTGTACAATGATAGAACTTGTAGTTGGGGAACGCAAGTTACAACGGCTAGATACCACTCACTTAGTAGAGTATTCAGATTTTCACATGAAACACCAAAGTTCTCTATTGGATTCGAGATTGAGAAGGAAGACAAAGAAGCTTCTAGTATAGAAGCTACAGTTTTGTATAGAGAGACAGAATGGATTAAAGAGGCTGACTCTAGCCTTGATAGGTCTATAGGGTATGAGTTAGTTTCCCCTGCGTTTGACATGTTCTCTAATCAAATGGAAAAGGAGATTAGTAACAGTGAAGACCTTCAGCAATTGATAAATGCAAAGTCATCTAGCAACTGTGGAGGGCATATTAATATTGCCTCTAGCGAATACAATACTAAAGAATTGTTTGAGGGACTTAGTGCCTTCATGCCTTTGTTATACTCTATGTATGAGAGCAGAATTGATAAGCATTACTCTATGGCTAAAGAGAAGCATCAATACCTATCTTCTGATGCTGATAAATACGCTGCAGTATTCATCAAACGTAACGTTCTTGAGATAAGAATCTTCAGTGCTGTAAAAAGCATAGAGAATCTATTATGGAGACAAGACTTAATGCGTATTATGTGTAACAACATCAATAAGTCAGAGACTGATGTGTTAAAAATGCTATGCAATCAAAAGTCTAAGTTATATCTACACTTAAGAAAGGTATATACTCAAGCTGAAATTATCAATAAGATAGGAATGTTTGTAACGTTTAGTAGAAACTTCAACCATAAAAAGTTAAGCTTTGTTGACCTTACAGATGTGCCTACAGATGGTCTTCAAGACTCTCTATCTTTAGGAGCGTAATTCACGTTCCACAACTCGGAATAAAGACTTCTATAAGCAATATAGATATGCAAAAAATGTTGAGGCTATGGCAGTCTGTAGAAAGTCATTCTAATAATAAAATGTATATACAGAGGTGCGTTAAGAGTAACTATAAACTTTGTGTAAATATTCAACTAACTAATTTATTAACTAAAACAAATGCCTATGATTAAAAAATTTTTAATAATATTGTCAGGTACGATAGAAGTTATTTGCCATGTAGCTGTTACAGTGTTTATTTCAGTCTTCATTATTTATTACTTTTTTAATGTAATGTTCAGAAAACAATGACAATATTAGAATCCTTACTTAATTATTTACCTCCTAGATATGTAGATGCAGTTATTAATAACGTCAGAAAAACAGACGATTTAAGTAATCCAAGTCTATGTATAGCGCATGATTTAATGTGCTTATTTGATTGGGACGAATCTAAACAAGGGTATCAATTTTGGGAAAATGTATTGGAAGCAGTGCTAGAAGATAAGAAACTTCCCATGTTACCCATACCCGTAGATTACATACCTGGGTCAATTTTAGCTGTAAATAATACCTTATTACTAATGAACATAGCCAATACAGGGCTTCATATCCAATTGGATATAGATTTAGTGCAACTGTCAAGCAAACACATTGACCAAAAGAAAAAAGAACAAATTTTTTCTCTATTAAATTAGTTATTTTGAAATATTTTATATCTTTGGTGAAAATTCATCCACATATACAAAGATTTTAGATGTTTCAAAGGGGAACATTTTAAGCCCAAATAGTGAGTGGATGCATTGTTTGGGCTTTTTTATGCCTTAAATATTGGTGTTGTATGCCGTTGGACATCATTAAAAAAATCAACGTCTCATAATGAATGCTTATTAGAAATAAATCCCGCAATGTTTGAATGCTTAACAACGGGTACTGCATACCGAAAGGTGATATTAATAAGTAAACCAAATAGCCTATTGCGAAAGCAAGAATAAATAAGTAAAGGTCGCAGAGGGAAGTGTCATTAGTTGGGAATAGCCCTATTAAACAAGGGATTAATGCTGTGTAGGATATATGCAGTATAATAGCATCGCTATAATTAACAGTAATTAACAGTAACAAATCAAAAAAAACAAAATGAAAAAGTTAATCGTAACAGTTGGTCTTATGCTAGTTGGATTTAATTCATCAGCACAATGGGCATATCAAGTCGTAGATAATGGATTTGATGAGAAGTATAGAATTGCCTATACAGAAACTAATAACAACGGATTCCTCAAGTTAGAGAATGTAGATGGAGATATCCTATTCTATTTGAGAGGTGGGTATTTTTGTGATGAAAATCCTAATGTTGATTTAGCATTTATGGTAAATGGAGAGAGTAAAAAATATTCTTTCAACTGCGTAAAATCAAATGACAATACCTGCTTATTCTTTATGCTAGACTTAACTACAAGTGATGTATTTGAGGACTTCAAGGCTTGTACATCTCTTAAGATAAGGGTAAATGAAAGCTATTGTGATGATGAGATTTATAATTTCAATATGTCAAAAAGTACTTCAGCTTACAATTATATTCTTAATAAATAAGTAGTATGGAAAAGAAAGTATATATATTATTCGGTGATGAAGCTTGCGATATATTAGATGATTTAGGCTTTGAGTCTTTAATAGACACGCTAAAAGAAATGGCAGAAACAGAGTACGATACGTTTAATTATGGCTTATATGAGTTTGATGAATACGAGAAGCCTTTAACTGTGCTATTAGCAAGAGCGCAGTATGGTAAAGGATACAATTTTTTATCGACAGAAGAATATAGGCGCATAATGAATATAAACAAGTGATTCACGTTCCACAAAAATAAATACTATGGCAAGACTAAATGAAGAAGTTGAAAAGAAAATAATATTAGTACTAGCTTTTATTGTATTATTATCAGCTATGGTTGCTTTAAGAAAAACTGTAAATATAGTTGAGACAAAAGAAAAAAAAGATAAAAAAGTTTTTCAATACAAAGAACATAAGGACCTAAATCTAACAGATTTGAGAGCAAGGAAAAGATTATATTATGAAGACATTTTTAATCAAACATTTAAATCAGAATAAAATGACAGAAGAAGAAAAAGAAGAACTAGAGCAAAGTGGTTATAATGTTGGATATAACGTAGCTGATGAGTTACTTACACTATTTGATGATGAATCACAAGATATTATTATAAGAGGATTTATCAAAGGATTTAATGAATGGGGAATTAATGAAATCAAATTATCTAAATCAGAATAAGATGGTAACATTTATTATAATAATAACAGCACAGTTGATGTTTTTATTTTGGATGATTAAAAATAATAATCATTAACCTTTAAATCAGAATAAGATGAAAGCAAAACTAATTAAGAATGGAAATGCTTATTCACTTAAAATAAATGGTGAATATGTTGCATTTGCAAATGAAGATTTTGTAGGCTACGCAACGCAAGAATTTAGAGATAATTTATTAGGAAAACTATCCCTCAAAAACTGCCAAGCAATTGAGCATGGCTATGATTTGGATGAGTTGATTGATAAATATTGTAGAGGTAATTCAAAAATAGAAGATGACTTTATAAAAAAAGGCTTCCAAAAAGCACTATCTATTCTTGGTGATAAGAAGTTTAGTGAGAGGGATATACTTAAAACAATTGAATTATCAAGAGAAGGTATTGTCGTTACAAGAATTTCAGAGTGGGAAACAGAAAAGGAGTTTGACTATAATGAAACTCAAATTATCCAATCACTACAACCATCTGAATGGGAGGTTATTATAAAAATGAAATCTGAAAATGTTAGATATAATGGAGGGAAACAGATTGAGTATGACGTAGTACCTCTCCTTGATGCAGGTGGTTGTTTAATTTTAAAACGTAAGTAGTATGCAGTTAAGATATAGCTCAAACTCTATTCATGTAGAGATAATAAGTATAAGACCATCTATTTATCCTGGAAAAAAGTTTGTAGTAAATGGAAAAGTAAATGGACTAGAGATTGAAGTGTATTCTGATGATGACACTGAGCAAGGAGCAAAGGATGCATTGTCTAAATATTATTATTCAAAATAATTTTAAAACGTAAATAGTATGGAAAAAACACCAACAGCAGAAGAGTTTTTACAGCAAAGAGATTGTATTAGAAATGTAGAGGATTTTTATAATGATGTTCAACCTATTGACTTAATTGAATTTGCTAAACTTCATGTAGAAGCAGCATTGAAAAAAGCTACTATTGTTTTAGCTAGAAATGCGGATGGAGACTATGTAGAGCATCCAACACAAGAAAGAATCCTAAACAGTTATCCACTAGATAAAATTAAGTAGTATGGACTTTGCATTAGGAATTTTAAGTGGTTTTTTAATAACCGTAGGGGTATATTTAATGATTACAAATAAAAAGAAATGATATGGAATTTGGATTAGGATTATTTATAGGCATGTTTATCATGTGGGCTATAGCAAAAAAAATTCAGATAGAAATAATGAAAGAACTTGAAAAGCTCAAGGACTTTGACACATGGAAAGAATGGAAAAATAAATAGTTATGAAAACAGAATTTATAGATTATACAGAAGCATTAGCTTTAAAAGAACTGGGGTTTGATGAACCTTGTTTTGGATTTTATGATGATATAAGTAAAGATTTTTACCAATCATACACTCATACACTTAGCAATAATAATATAAAAAATATCACCAAAGCACCACTATACCAACAAACCTTTAGATGGTTTAGAGAGAAGCATTGGTTATATCCTTCTGTTATTTCACATGATGTAGATAATCATATTTTCACAATAACTGGGGAGAAACTATATGAATCAGATGATGAACAAGATAATTTTGATACCTATGAAGAAGCAGAACTTGAATGTTTGGTCAAGTTAATTGAAATTGTAGGACAGCATAATGCTGAAATGACAGCTCATGGAGTATACAAGTAAAAAGTTAATTGAAATTGTAAAAAAATAGTTATGGGAGATATACAATTTAACGGTACACCTGAAGAATGGGACGCCTTAGTAAAAAAGAATAAGAAAAAAGAAGAACCTAAAAAAGATGAAGATGATAAATTTTTCATTGATTCAGTATTTAATAAAAAAGAAACACTTGAAGAAGCTGCTGAAAGATATTGGGTTAAACAACCTTACAATGAAGATGCTTTTATAGAAGGTGCTAAATGGCAGCAAGACCATCAAAATGAATATGTTATTGCTATGATTGCAAAATATATTGAAGATATGCTAGACCCTCAAACTCATGGAAATATTGAAAGTGTAAAAGAATGGTTTGAACAATTTAAAAAGAAATAAGATGAAAGAAGTAATAATGATTATGGCAGTTGCTTTATTAGCAATGTCTTGTGAGAAAGAAGTAACACCATGTAATTGTGGAGTTATACAAAGTGATAATATTACTGACTATTCAGTAGTAATTAAAAATGATTGCTCAGGTAATAATAAAACTTTTTACCTTTCAGAAGGTGATTGGATGAATGCACATCCTGGAAATGATTATTGTATAACTAATACCACATCTTGGTAATAAATTAAAAATAGTTATGAAATTATTAGGTAGAATTAAAATATTAATATATATTTGTATGTAAATTATTTATAATGAAAGCAAAAGGAATTAAAGACTTGATGATGAAAGATAGATTTCAAGCCAAGCACATAGCCAAGACTATGATAGATAATGGTGCGCCTGGAAATTGGAGTGCAGTACAAAATATTTACAACTTAATGAGTGGAGATATTGTTCCAAAAGACCCGTATGTATTTATTGTATTATCAAGAATGTTGAATGTAGAATTGCATGACATACTTATGAGGTATTCATCACGAACAAGCGATTCACGTTCCACAGCTCATGAAGAGCAAAAACCAACTGAAAAGTTCATTTGGTAAAACTAAAATAAATTAATTTTTATGGATTACAAAAGTTTATCAAGACCACTTGATATTTCTGACGTGGACTTTAGAGTTCAGTCAATAAATAAAGGTGGCTATGCTACAATATTAGCATACAAAGACGCTAGAGTTGACATGAATCGACTAGACGAAGTATTAACTCCTTACGGTTGGCAGAGAGACTACAAAGTTATTGACGGAAACCTATACTGTGGTGTAGGAATTTGGAATGAGAAAACAGACCAATGGATTTGGAAGTGGGACGTTGGTACTGAATCAATGGCAGACAAGGAAAAAGGAAAAGCATCTGACTCATTTAAAAGAGCGTGCTTTAATGTTGGAATTGGTCGTGAGCTATATGACTACCCATTAATATCAGTGAAGCTTAACGCTAATGAATTTGTATCTGATGGTGGTAGAGTGAAGCAGACCTATGAATTAAAGCTGAAGGATTGGACATGGTACACTGAATTTACAGACAATAAGATATCATTTATTGCAGCTAAAGACGAGAAGGGTATTGTTAGATTTAAATGGGGAACTCTTGCTCCTAAAAAAGTTGAGCCTGTATATACAGCAGCATCTAATACTGTTGATGATACAGCAGAAGCTCCAATTGAAGTTGCCAGTCCTGTAAATCCTATTGTAGAAGAGGAGACAGACACGGAAAGACAAGCAATGCAAGATGAGTATAAAGCATTATTTGGTAAAGCTCCGAATAAAAAAGTGAGTACAGAAACACTTAAAAAAACAATCGAGGCGAAAATAAAGGAGGTTCTGTCGGAAGAAATCAAAGAAGAGGAAGAAGCAAATGTCCCTGACACTCACATTGAAGTAGAAGTAGAAGAAATAGAGGGTGTTAAGGAGGATTTAGAAAAATTTCTTAAAGAAGAAGAGGAAGATGAGGTAGAAGAAGAAGATGATTTTGATTCTATTCTAAACCACATGGACAAGATAGATAAATTCTCTGACAAAGATGAGTTCATACAGTGGGCGAAAGGACTTGTAGCTGAATACAAGGACATTGATTCGGCAGATGTGTTAGAAGCGTTTAGACAAGCGTGTAATGTTCACTACTCTAAAATTATATAATTATGGAGGATATTTTTAAAACAACTGACAAAGGTTTAATTGTAAACCTAGCTACAATTTCAAAGGGATACCTCAATGAAGTTGCTAGTGATATTATTAAGAGTGTAATGGAGGGCGAGTCGGATGCCCTCCATGAATACATCAAAGCAAAAGGTTTAGCTGAGTTAGCCTCAATTATTATTGAAGGACTAAAAGAAGAAGCCTTGTCCGAGGCTGACAATTATTCAAAAGATGAAAAGGTTTTAGGGTGCGACATAGTAATAAAAGGAACTCCTGCCCTATATGATTTTTCAGCTGATGAAGAGTGGGTTATTGTGGCTAACGAAATCAATGAATTGAAAGCTAAACTAAAAGCAAGAGAGCTTAAAATGATTGATGCCTTAAAATATTCTAATCTTGTTGATGAGAATGGAGAGGTAATACCAAAAGCCGATGTTAAAAAAGAGGCAGGAACTACGCTATCTGTAACAATAAAGAAGTAATGGATAAAGAACAGACAGAAAGAGATACCATTAATTTAGTTAGAGCAACGATTAAAGTATCATCAGCACTAAACAACTTGAAGGAATTAGTTTTCTTTAAGAAGTATATCCGATTCGGTTTAAAGAAAGAAACGGATGCTTGGAAGCTAATGGTTTCAACGCACATGCAACCATTAATGGATGGTATAATTGACCAGGAAGATAAGTTAATTGCTAGTATTTATTCATCTTTCGACTCGGTAGATGAATCAATCCTTACTGACGAAGAAAACCTAGATAAGAGACAGATTATACTTTTTTATGCTAAACTTAAAAGCGCTATAAATGATTTAAGTTATATGAGTAGTTCAAACTTGAACATATACCCAATAATTATAAATAATTTCACAGACAAAGTTATAAAGCAAATTGATAAACAATATCCATTCGTAAAAGATATTAAAGATGAGGAAGGCTCAACAATGAATGACCTCATCGCATATATTGATAAGTGTGGGTTTAATATTTTGAAGTATGAACTACCTGTTAAAGAAAATTCAGTCGATTAATAGCTTTTTATTTATATTTATTATTAACTTCGTCCACAAAGATAGTTAGTTATAAACATTTAATCATTCACAAAATAAAAATTCCCCTATGGATTTATCTAATTTCAATAAGGCTCTTGACCTTTATCTTGGACCATTTTTCCCTGACGAACATAGGGATAAAATAGTAAAAGCATTGCATAAGGATTTGAAAATTGCCAATAGTCTTTCAGATGATACGGCATTGATACTTTCTACTTACAATAACATATTCAATAAGAAGAATAGAATTATAAGTACAGCACTTTTAAAAAAGTACAATAATATTTTAAGTACGTTTTCCTTAGAAGAAATTACTTTAGCTATGGTGAATGCTAAGAATGATGAATGGCATAAGAGTGTAGGGTGGAAGCACTTAACTTTAATGTACTTCTCAAGGTCAGACCAAATAGATAAATGGCTTAACACTGTAGCTGATAAGCCAAGCAGTTTTAATCTACCACGTTTTAATATAAAAGAATAGTATGGACAAAATGCAGTTGCGTTCAGAACAGTTAATCATTAATTCAATCTTACTAAGCCCATCTATAATACATGATATCATGTCAGTAATCTCTGATGATATGTTTGTTACGGCTGAATGTAAATTAATATTTACGGCTATTAAAACACTTTACATAAGTGGTGAGCCTATAAATTTAATAACTACATACAAAGAGATTGGAAAGGCTAAGTCTTTAAATAAGAATAATGCTCTGCATGATTTAACTAAAATTCACTCAATGTTTTCCTATGGAGATAGGAATGATTTAGATTCTGCAATATCTCTTTTGACTTGTGAATCTATTAGGCATGAGCATATAGACCTTGGTGGCGACATAATAAAGATGTCTCAAGCAATTGACTATGACCCTAAAAATGTATTGAACACGTTACAGAATCATATTTTAGATAATAAATTTAAATCAATAATAAATAAAAAAAATTATTCAAATGATGATTTACTTGTAGAGCTAGATGCTAAAATGGTAAGCGCTTCCTCTAATGAGGGCATCAACGGTATTAAAATGGGATACAATAGGATTGATACGATTACATCAGGTATGCAACCAACAAACTTTATTATTGTTGCAGCTAGACCTGCTATGGGTAAAGAGCTGTCAAACAATGCTAAGGTTTACACATCTAATGGATACAAATTAATGGGTGAAATAAAAGCAGGAGATAAGGTGTTAGGAAGCAATGGTAAAGAATGTAACGTTACTAATGTGTTCCCTCAAGGAATCAAGGACACTTACAGGATTCATTTTGATGATAGGTCTTATGTAGATTGTGGGCTAGAGCATCAATGGGAGGTTTCAACTAGAAGCACAAGGAAGGCAGGAAAGGAAGCAATTGTAATAACTACAAACGAAATGATTGGGAATGTCATGCTAAATGATGGTAGAAAGAATTTTTCTATAAGAATGTGTGAGCCACTTCAATTCAAGTATAAAGAACCTATTATTGACCCATATCTTTTAGGTGCGCTTATAGGTGATGGAGGTTTCTCATCAGGAGGAATACGTTTTTCAAATTCAGAGAACGATGTGATTCAAAAAGTTGAGCTATGTCTTCCTGAAGATTGTTCTATTAGACGTATAGACGAATATGACTACTACCTAGGTGGCATGAAAGAATATATCAAGGAGATTGGGCTACTAGGCTTACGTTCTTATGAGAAATTTATACCTAAAGAGTTTCTATACAATACAATTACTGTTAGAATTTCTTTGCTAAGAGGATTGATTGATACAGATGGATTTGTCGTTACAAGTGGTGCAAATGGAATTGAGTATTCAACCTCGTCAAAAAGGTTGTGTGATGACATTCTTGAGTTAGTTCGAGGGCTAGGTGGGAAAGCTTCTTTTAAAGTGAAGAAAACTCACTACAGAAAAGAGGGTGTAAAAGTTGATTGTAAGGATTCATATAGAATGTATCTTTCTCTTCCTGAATATATAACGCCTGTAAGCTCAGTGAAACATTTAGCAAAGTACAACCCTGAAAAAAAGTATCACGCTAAATTTATCACAAACATTGAGAAGCTAGGAACGCAAGAAGAAATGACGTGTATATCTGTTGACGCAGAAGACTGTCTTTATGTTACAGATGGTTGTACATTAACTCATAACACACAATTCGCACTTGGCATACTAAAAAACGCAAGCATCAATGATGATAAGAAAGGATTATTTATTTCTTGCGAGATGGATGAAGTGCAAGTAATGAAAAGGATAATGTCTGTAGACAGCAAGGTTAAAGGGTACTCTATCAAAAGAGGTAAGCTAGATATTAATGAGTCAAGAATGTATGAGCGTTCAAGAAAAAGAATATCAAAGGCAGAATTTAAGATAGTAGCAGGAGCTTTCACACTAGCAGATGTATTATCATTGGTTTATAAGACGAAACTATCGCAGGGGCTTGATTACGTTATAATAGACTACATACAAAAGATAACTGTACCTGGAAGTCAAAATAGAACGAATGAGGTTGGAGAGGTATCAAGAAAGCTAAAAGATATGGCTAATGATTTGAAGATACCTGTAATAGCTTTAGCGCAGCTCTCAAGGTCTGTTGAGCATCGTACTGATAGAAAGCCTATCCTTTCTGATTTAAGAGAGTCAGGGGACATTGAACAGGATGCTGACATAGTTATGTTTCTTTATAGACCTAATTATTATATGTCGCAAGAAGAAAGAGATGTTAGTCCTACGATTGAAGATGGGTATGTTATAGTAGCCAAGCACAGAGATGGAGAGTTAGAAGATATTTTACTTAAGTTCAATCCTCAAATACCATCTTGGTTAAACCAAAATGAAGAATCTGATGAGCAGACATATACTCAATCAGCACTAACAGCGAATAATGATTTTGATTACCAAAATTCTCAACCCTTTTAATTAATGTATTATGGAAAATAATATCTTTTTACAAATGAAAACTGCCAAAGAAAAGGTTATGTGGCTTCTTAAGAATCATCCACATCTTAGAGACAGCGATTCAAAATTACTTGCTACATTTTGGCATAATGAAATGAATAAAATGGCATCAGGCATGACAGGACTTGATGTATTGCGCAATATAGCAGAAGGAAAGCTTACAAAGCCTGAATCAATAAGGAGAGTTAGGCAGAAAATACAAGAAGAAAACCCCGAATTAAGAGGGGAAGTATGGTTAGAAAAGAAACTTATCTCGGAACAGGTAAGGTTGCAAATTAAAGATTTATAGTATTCACGTTCCACAAAAACAAAAATCATGAGAAATAAAACGACTGAACAAAATTATTTTAATTTCCTTATGGAGCTTCATGCTTTAATAAGCTCAAAAGAAAAATTTGGGATATGTGCTTTATGCAAAAAACACCATGTACATACAATGGCTTCTGTTGTCCTACAAGAAGGTAAGATAATTAGAAAATCAGGTGGTAGAGAGGTAGTTAAATATGATTGGATATCTGTTCCCCCAAATATGCAGATGGCTAAAAAAACTATGAACAAAGTATTGGATTATGGAAAAGAAAATGCTACAGTAAAAAAAGTGTTAGATTCTGAAAAAGACACCTTTATGGAAAGATTAGAAAGAGAGCAGATAGCATCATTAAAAAAGCTTGAGGGCAAGATGTGGGCAGGAAATATTATAAATCCTCCTAAGGATATAAGCACAGCTCCAATTCAAAAGAATATTTTATTAGAAGACCTAGAGTTTACATTCGGTCAATGCTTACAAACTGCTATAGCAAAGAATAGCGATTATAGAGGGAGCAACAAAGACCCTTATGCTAACTTTCGTAACTCCACAATTGCAGGAGTAAGTGTTGAACAAGGAATAGTTGTTCGTATGGCTGATAAAATATCAAGAATTGGAACATTATTGCAGAAGGAAGCAAAAGTTAAGGATGAAGCTATTGAAGATACGCTTATGGATTTAATCAACTACACTGCAATTTTAAAGTCTTACTTAAAAAATAGTAAAGATGAAAAATAAGAATTATGAAAAATTATTATATTTCCTAGCAGGAATAGGAATGGGATTTTTAATCTATAAAACAACTGGAAGATGAAAGTAGAAATAAGAAAAAATGGTCAGCTATTATTGATAATGTCTCATGAAGACGATATGGATAAAGCATCACTAGAAGCCATATCTAAAGGAGGCGATATAATAGGAACTTTAGTTATGTCTCAAGAACAAGTAAGTAAATTTGGTGTTCCTATTGGAAGTCTAGTATTAGCAAATAAACCAATTACAAATGAGTAGCAATAGAAACACACTAGGTCAGTTCTTAAAAGGACTAATACCTTGGAACAAAGGAGATAAAACCTTTAGACCTTCTATTGAAACTGAGTTTAAGTCAGGTCTATCTCATGTGGGAAATACTCATCCATCATGGAAAGGTGGAGAGCAAGTTCCAAAAAATGATTGCACTCATGTTTGGACAGGAAATGGTGAAAGGAAAAGAAAGCCAAGGATGGTTTACGAAGAAGCTTATGGAGCTATACCAAAAGGACATGTAATTTATCATATAGATGGAGATAAACGAAATGATTCTCTCTTAAACCTGGAAGCTATAAGTAGGGGTGAACTATTAAAAAGAAATAATATATGAGCATAAATAATATACCTAATATAAAAGTTCCTTTTAATATTCTAATTCAGAGATTAGAAGAAAAAATATTAATGATGAAAAAATGCGAAGAGCTATCATTGTATTTTCTTCCTGTGAATAATTCAAGGCAAACATATATTGTAGAAATGAGAAAACAAGTTGCTTTTTATTTATTAGGACTTGGAGCAAACAAGTCAGATATAAGTAAGGTATTTGGGAAAAAACCATGCACTATACTGCATCTATTAGAAATAAATAATCATAAACATGTTGTAGAAGAGGTATCAAATAATTATTTAAAATGGATAGAATCAGGTCTTTACCCAAAAAGTATTAATAAATTAATTCTTAATGAATTTTCACTTAATGGTTATACAACTAGGCTTGATTATGTATTAACTACAGATGTAAAAAATAAAGAATGTTTGACATATTTGCGGAAAAACAAAATCCAAAGCTCTACATTGTAGATGTTACAATTAAGTATGCCTTAAAAGGGAAAGGGGTAATTGTGAAGGGAAGGACTACAGATTTATTCTCATTTAAAAAAATACATGATTATCCCATGCTATTAATTAATGATAAACCCCCAAATAAAAATTATGAGAATAGTTTAATAGAAAGATTAACATCATATTTAAGCGTAGGATTTAAACCTAACACGGTTGTAATACACTCTATATCTAATATTAGATTTTCTTCAAACATAAATTATAAATTTAATTTTAACGATTAATACTATACACAATTTTTTGTATCTTTACTAATAATTTAATAAGTCAAACTATGGAAAAACAACTTTTACAAGTTAGAGCATTTAGGAGTCAATTTGAAAGACTACCAACGTCTCCAAAAATGTCTTCACAGAAAGAAAAAGACTGCAACATTAATGAATTAACTAATAATGTTACAGCACTAATCAGAGCAAAGAATATTTCAAAAACATCGGAAGCTTTAATTAATATTTTGTACACTACGATTACTGCAGTGCATGAAAATGGAATTGCTGATAGAGCTATATTGCTATTTGATGAAGTTCAAAAGTGTAAGTTAGCAAACCTGCATCAGGGAAAACCTTTGAAGCCTAATTTTAAAGCGATATTGGCTAGAGATTTCAGTATTTATGCTCATAACAGTATAGCTATTGAGATTGCAGCTATTGAATCTGAAAGGATAGAAAAGATGGTTAAGCAGAATATTGTAAAGCATTTAAGTTTAATTGATAGAATTAAATTTTGGATTCAAGACAAAATAGAAGCCTCGCTAAAGAAAAAGGTGAAGGTTAATTTTCCAAAAACAGTAGATGGAAACTATTCGGTTGAAGTTTACAAGAAGAAATATGATTTCAAGTAGAAACAAATACGGCAATAAAAAAATAGTTTCAGACGGAGTATCGTTTGATTCTAAATTGGAAAAGTATTGTTTTGATATGCTGAAACGTTTAAAATTTGAATTTGAGTTTCAGCAAAAAATAGTTCTTGTAGATAAGTTTTTGTACAATAAGCAGGCAATAAGAGAAATAGGGATGATAGTTGACTTTGTTGTTAAACACAAAGAAAAAATAATCTACATCGACACAAAAGGATTTGCTACAGCAGAGTCAAAAATGAAATACAAAATGCTAAAGAATAAAATAAAAGAAGAAAGTAATACCGTAGTCATTTGGCTACATTCAGAAAAAGAAGTAAATAGTTTTTTAATTAATCTAAAAGAAGAAGAAAATGTCATCAATCAACAAAGTAATATTACTTGGTAACGTAGGAAGCGTTGAAGTAAAAGAATTTGATATGGGGAAGAAGCTTGTGCAAATTTCTATCGCTACGTCTGAAAGCTACAAGAAAGGAACTGAATATGTAGATGTAACAGAGTGGCACAAATGTATTTTTGCTATCCCTGCATTAGCTGACAGAGCAGCCTTGATAGGTAAAGGAGATAAAATTTATGTTGAAGGAAGCATAAAAACAAACTCATGGGTAGATAAGGATGGTAATAAAAAAGAAAACAAGGAGATTTCTTGTGTTAGCTTTAAAACATTCTTGAAAAATAAAACAAATCAGGACGCTGGAAGTGTTTCTAATAATGCTGGAGGCATATCTAATATCACAGAAGACGATATGCCTCCATTCTAAATAGACAATCTATGGAATACGAAGTAGAACTTACTCCTAGCGATATAGGAGAAATTGTATCTGTAATACGAATACAATGGTTAAAGATGCACTCACAGCCATTTGCTGAGAAAATTGGTGTATCAGAAAAGGTTTTAATAAACGTTGAAGATGGTAAAGGTCCACATGGAATGTTACTACTCAGAAAAATAAATAAAACGTTTAGTAGAGTTGAAATATCATTAAGCGTAAAGCTTATAAATTAAAAAATGGGGTGGCTTTTGTTACCCCTTTTTCTTTTTGCTAACAACTCTAAAAAAGATTCTTTTCTTGTCAGCTCTATTCTTGCTTTGTTCTTGACTTATAGTCTTAGTTTTACTGACGTGAGCCACATCTTTACCATCTAAGTTACCATGAGTACCATTCTTTCTATTTATAGCCTGCAAAACGGCTCTTCTCTTTTGAGTGTGCTTCTGATACCTAGCATCATATCGTTGCTTTTTAGCACGACTTGCTTCGTTATTATGATAAAACACAGCTGTTCTTCCTGTTCCAACTGTTGTTCCTGCAAGTCTATTCCTAGCCATTATGCTTCGTTTTTACTGATTACACCTTTGGCATCTAAGTGCACTTTACGGACATTTGCAGGTTGTGCAACTTTCCATGCAGTTCTTCTTGCTTTATATAATCTTGATTTAACAATTCTTGTTACTGATACTGCATTACCTTGATTCCCACCAAGTACATGATAGCAATCTTTATCTTCACCTACATAGATTCCAACGTGACCACCACCATCTCTCTTAAAAGTTAGTATATCACCTAACATAGGCTCTTTAACTTCTGTTCCCCATTTAGCCCATGATAAAGCCCATAATGGTTTATCTACTACTTCTAACCCTGCTACATCAGCACAGTGAGCAATAAATAATCCACACCAAGGAATCTCATCTGAAGTATAAACTTTTTGAAGTTCAAGTAATTTAGCCCAACCCATAATAACTGGATTATGTACCTTACCTACAACTTCTTTTGTTCCCATAAGTTTAACTGCTTCTACAAGTAACTTAGGAGATTTTTCTGTATTTAAAAAACTATAACTCATTTAGATTCTTTTTTATGTTCTTAGCTTTCATTACTAAATCAATAACCTTCTTAAGAAAAGAATATCCTTTTACAGCAGTAAAATTCTCATCTATACTTTTTACTTCAATAGAAAGAAGTACAAGCCCAATTACTTTTGTAAATAAGAAATCTATACTTATTACAGAATGCGTAATAACATTTATCATAAGAAAGTCCGCAGCATACACTAACATTATAGCAACTACATAAGAAATCATTTTAGGAATTAAACCATGTCTAAATATTTTAGAGGAGACATCTTCTCCTGTCTTATATGCTCTCCAAACACCAAAACCTGTGTCTATCAATACTGATAATATAACAAGTATTATAATTCCATTAATAGGCGCAAAAAATAAAAGTAGTGTTTTCAAAATAGTCATGATATGTGCAGAGATATAGTTTTTCATTGTTATAAAAGTTTTGACTTAGCTACCTTATATATAGTATAGATAACAGTTATGATTAGTAAAAATACAAAAATCCAATTGATAATCTTTTTCCATAGTGGAACTTTCTCATATATTCTTATAGGAATCTTCCTTGTAACTATCTTGTTAATGTATACAGTATCACATTTACCTTGGATATAAACCTTATGGTATCTATCCATCCATACTTTTACTTTAAGTTGTTCTTGCTCTAAGTAAACTGTATCATATAACTGTTGAAGCGTTACAACGGTGTCTAAGTGTACTTCAGGAACTGTTACTCTAATAGTATCATGAATAGTAATAGAGTCAATAGAAGTAAGCTCAGGGTGTTTCCTGAGCAATCTTTCTAGTCTTCTCTGTGGAGTACAAGAAATAATTAAAGTAATTAGTGCTATTATGTAGATTAATCTTTTCATTTTTTATATTAATTAGCAAATGTATTTACTTTTGGTGTAACATCTGTTGGAAGTACATTCCAATTTAATGTATTACTGAATACTCCCTTATAACTATAGATTGGTCTACCTAGAGATGAATCTATATCTGTTGCATTTACAAAACCAACGTCAATAGTAGCACCTGCATCAAGTGTTAAAATCGCTCTTGAACCTGCAATTGAAGATTTTACCGTAAGTCTTGCTACGTTTGTAGGTTGTGTACAAATTAACGATTGTCTAACCCTATATGTTTTTGTTGATACTAAAGTTGTTATTCTTGATGCTGAATCTATCCCTAATAAAAGGTTATAAGTATCAAATGTTCCATCCGTACCACTAAAAGTTGTATCAGAAATACTGAATGATAAAGTTCCTAAACATACAAGTTGATTATTCAAGGTAATACTCGCAACAGAAACAGAACCACCCAAAGGACTACCAAAAGTAACGTTATCCCATACAAGAATACCATCATTCATTGTTGTTCCTCCTATTCTAATGTATAAAGTTGAACCTGTTGTAATTACTGTACCTGCTGTGTAGGTGAAAATTCCACCCCCAATATTCCCCCCATTAAAAGTCAATATACCTGCCGTATTTATAACGAAACTATTTGTAAAATATCCTGTACTCGTTCTTGACCAAGAACCTGTTCCTGCGTATGTAAAAAATGTAGTTCCACTATAAATACCTACACTTGATTGTAAAATATTACCGTTTATTGTAATTGAATTAGTGTTTAATATACCTGCTGAAACATTTGTAAATTCTATATTTTGACATACCCAAGCTGTAGGTAAAGTAGTAGTCCCTGAATTACCTAATTCTAAATGAGTAAAATTTAAGGTGTTTCCTGCTAATGTAAAAGTTATTGCATTAGCACCCCAAGTTCCAAAAGTAGTTGCGTTAATATTACTTGATAAAGTAATTGTATTATTTACAAGTAATTTTCTAAATGTAAATCCTGATAGGTTTAATGTTATGGATTGAACAGCAACAGTTCCTGTTGTGTCAATAATTGTACCAGCTGTATAAGTAAAAAGTCCTGATTGCTTATAAACTATTCCTGAAATAGTAAGTGTTCCAGCTGTGTTAATTGTTAATGGATTACTTATTAGACAAGAAGAATTTAAAGCTGACCAAGTACCTGTACCTCCATAAATTATTGAAGTTGTGCCTGATACAGTATTATTTATAGTAAGATTTTCTATTATTGTTAATGTGTTTGCATTTATTGTTGCAGTACCTGTTATGGTTAATGTTTTAAATGTTTGATTTGCAGGTAATGTAAAAATAGCATTAGTGGCTAACATATTTAAATTAGCATTTGTACTTATTAAATTAAAACCTCCTAAAGTAAAACTTGTTACACCATTACCCAAACTTAATGTTCCTGTCAAGGTCAAGTTACTACCTAATGTTATTACTACACCTGTGGTTGTTGAAATATTATTCCAAATTATGCCATTAGTATTTAAAGTAGTTGCAACTCCAATATTTAATGTTGAGCCTGTAGTAATAACTGTTCCTGCCGTGTAGGTTAAAGTACCTGTATTATAATAAACATTACCACTAATTGTTAATGTTCCCGTAGTGTTAACTGTAGTATTATTTTTTAAAATACCTGCACCTGGATTTGACCATGTTCCTGTGCCATTAAAAACAATCAAAGATGTTCCTGTAAGTGTACTATTACCTGTAATGCTAAAGTTACCTCCAATAAATATAGTGTTAGTATTAAATGTAATAGTTGCAGTACCCCCCGAAGCAAATATTAAATTACCTCCTATATTTAGATTGCTCGATAATGTAGTAGTATAATTAGAATTACTCGCTAGTGTTATATTATTCCATGTCATTCCCGATGTGTTAATAGTCATAGCTGATGTACTACTTAACGTTAGGGTTGAGCCTGTGTTTATTATTGTTCCTGCGGTATATGTTAATGTAGAACCACCAAAAGTAACATTTGTACCAAGAGTAATTATACCTACGGTATTTATAGTTAAAGGATTTGCAATAAATGTAGATGCGTTTGAGTGCGACCAAGTACCTGTGCCATTTAACACAAATACACTTGTACCCGAAGTTGTTATAGCATTATTAACAGTTAAGTTTCCCGAAATATTAATTGAATTACTATTAAAAGCAAGTGTAACTGAAAGTAAAAAGTTTTTTACATTAAAGTTGCTTGTAAACGTTATAGTACTTGATGTAACAAAACCACTTACATTTTCCCATATAATACCACTACAATTAAATGTTGTGGCATTATTACCTATTTTAAGTGTAAATGCAGTTGTATTGACTGTTCCTGCAATATATGTAAATGTACCTCCTGTTATAGCCATTATACCCGACATTGTAATAGTTCCTACGGTATTAATGGTAACATTTTTTCTTAATTCTTCTCCTCCTATACTGCTTGACCAAGTAGTATTACCATTAAAAACAAAAGAAGTTGTACCACTTATCGCACCTCCACCTGCTGTTGTAAAATTACCCGATATATTAATTGTAAAACCATTTATAATTGCACCACTACTAAAATTAAATTCTCCTGTTATAGTCAAAGTATCATTCATAGTAACAGTAATACCATTATTTCCTATAAATAATCTTTTTGACCATACTGTTCCATTAGAAGTGATAGCAAGACTTGTACCCACGACATTTACACCAATTGCTCCTGTTTGAGTATATCCTCCTGTTCCTAAATTAAATATACTTCCTGTATTTAAAGTCAAGGCATTATCAAACTGTAATGTTCCTGTAAAACCTGTAAGATTTAAACTTCTGCAATTAGCACCACTTGTTATTATTGCAATACCAACTCCACTTAAAACATTAAAAAAAACGTCATCTACTGTTGAAGGCACAGATGCACCTGATGCACCACCTGATGTTGCTGACCAATTTGTTGTAGAATTATAATTCCCTGTACCACCTGCTACCCAATATCTATCTGCCATTATTCCTATGTATTAGCTAATTTTTTTTCTTCTGTAACTCCCATATTGTAAATACCTAAATCAATTTCTTCTTCTGATTGAGGATTGAAATGGTTTATTTTAACAGTAACCTTTGTTTGATAAGTAGGAAAGTCATATTCAACTAGAGTATATACCATAACATAATCAAAAAATGTTTCTGTTCCTGGTATTGGATTACCTTCCTCATCATACTCCCAATAAACTTGTTGTTGAGGTAAATCAGTTCTTTCTAATACTATCCAAGTAAAGTCCATATTAAGGTAGTTTAGTGATGAATACTGTTAACCATGCTTGACTTAATACAGACGCTGAAGTTAATACAATTCCTACAATATCCCCCGCACTAACAGCAGTTGTCCAAGTAGTTAAAGCTAAGTCTGAATTTATTTGTTGAGTAGATAAAGTTGGTTTTTCTGTTCCTACAATAGTATCTACTACAGTAGGAATAACTCCTGCTGCATTTTTCCATACATCAAAAACACAATTGCCTGAAATATCTCCAATTACTTGCCATCCTGTTATAGTTCCATTGTAAGGAATAGTAATATATCCTACTGTTCCTACAGAAGCTATATCAATAGATGCTCCAAAAGAACCTTTATCTGAACCTGCTGTTCCTCCTCCACCTGTTCCTGCTATTTGTATAAATGTGCTCATTAGTAAGTTTTAGTTAAAATAAAGTTTAGTGATTGAATTTTATTACTTGCACTTCCTGTATTCCATTGAGCAGTAATTACTAAGGTATTATTTACTGTGGTATCAAAAGTAGTAGTATTAATAGTGCTTAATACAAATCCTTCAAAATTACTTCCCCCATTTCTAATATAAGAAAAGAAACCTCCTGATGAAATTGATGCTGTGCCAGGACCTCCTAATGTTCTAACTGTAAAAAATAAGTTAAGCAACCAAGGTTTATTAGTTGCTGCTGCCATTGGAACTACTCCAGTATCAGCAAGAATTACTCCTGCTAATGTTTTGACATGAATGTGTATTGTTGCCGAACTTAAAGAGGAAACTAGTCCATCTAATGCGCAAGTAAAACTGTCTCCTATAGAGAAAGCATTAGCAGGAACAGATAAAGTACCAACTCCTGTACCTACAATACTTTGTTCTGCAATGCCCGTTACACTTGGACCTGTTGCAGTTTGAGCAAATAATCCCTGCGAACTTGCAGGTATAGGAACAAATCCTGATAATGTTATTTCAGTTGACATAATTTATATTTCAAATTGAGTTAACCAGTTATTTACCATTTCTTGAACTTCTGAATCTTCCCAAGTATTTAAATAGGGCATATCTTCAGCTGTAACCCCGAATGATGCTGTATCTGTTGTAAGCAATACATCAACACTTAATAATTGGTCAATAGCTTTATCACTGATTGTATTTAAATTAATAACCACAATTGGATTGATAATCTCTACTTTGAATTGTTTAAATTTATAAGTCATAATTTTAAGATAAAGTTGTTCCTGTTACTGTGAATGTTCTACAAACCATATAACGAGGTCCGCCTGCTGTTTTTAATAACCCTGCAAAATCTCCACTTAAAGTAGCGAATAAATAAGCATTTGCAGTATTTAAAGGTGAAGTAGTGGAAGTCCATATATTTTGATTTACAGCATTATTAAATGGCGCATAGTTTAAAATAGTGGATAATGTTACTCCAAAATTAAAAATATTTTCTGCCTCTCTTCTATTGCACATTTTCCAAGAAGAAAAACCACCTATTGTTTTTGTTAATGCTAAATCTATTGCAGTATTCCAAGTAGAATTATCTGAATAAACCAATCTATAATACCCCAAAACAGTACTACCATCAAATGTACTCCAATCAATCACAATATTATTCGTGTAAGCCGTACCACCTAACTCATCTGTGAATCTATTAGTATTTCCAAATGGGTTATTACTAGCAAGTACTAGAAATGAAGTTGCACGACCTTTTTCTAAATCCCCATCGTCACCCGTTCTGTATGAAACAGTTTGCCCCGTTTTCATTAGAGTTGCACCTACGGGCGGAAGCGTGGAAGCTTTAGCTAACTGTATGGTGGTAGCCATTATTAAGAAACAAATATAATTACAAACTCAGTACCTGTTGCATCATAAGCAAATGATGTAAAGTAATTATTTAAAGCATCTGCTGAAAAGTTTAATACTTCACCTGGCTTAATAACTGCGCCTAATACAATTCCATTTGCTAATCCTACATTAGCTACAGATACAGAATAAAAAGTAGCTGCTGCTGAGTTAACATTTCCTGCTATTGTAGGGCGTATAATACCTGGAGTTCTTGCAACACCTGTAGTGTTAGTTTCTATAGCTGTTGTATCTGCTTCAATAGCTGTAAGAATAGCTGTAATATCAGAAATAGCAGTGTCCATCCATAGAGATATGTCCTCAACAGCAGCCTGCGCTCCTGCCAAACTATCAGTCCATGTAACCTGATTATCTACTCTAGCTAGCTCTATCCTTAAAAGATATTCAGAATCAAATGTTATAAGAACATAATGCTTGTTTTCAGCGGACCTATTCCAAGCCACATTAGTTATCTCTTCAAACTTATAAAGTTCAATTCTACCTGAATCTACTATTCTAAGTTGGTTATTGGTATTTGTTATTTGTATCATTTTTTCTTTATTATAAAGTAAAGATATTAATTTAAAACTTTAATCATCCAAGGGAATACCACAAATGAAGGTCTATTCTCATGCGCATCAATAGCATCTAAAGCAGCAACAGAATTTACAGTTACTGAACCTGCAGGAGTTCCTGCGCTTACAGGCTCTACATATAATCCTGAACCTGAATATCCACCTCCATTAGCACCATCATAATATGGACTCCCTGATTCAGGAGTTAAATCTATCGCCCCTGAACCTACTCCGTCACCTGGGTCAGCCCAAATACCATGACTATGAATAGGTAATGATGACCCTGAGAAACTAGCTGTATGTGAATGTGGTCTTAATCCTGATTCAGAACTTGTAATAGTTACCGAATCCTGTCCACCACCTTGTCCAATTGTTTGATATTCAGGTGCTGCTATAGCATCATAACCTACAATAAATTTACTTCTCATGTCAGGTAAGCTAAAGAACGCTCCTGCCCCACCAAATGAATATCCTACAACTGAAAATAAATCAGGATACAATGCCGTTGCTAAAGTCTGCCCTTCACATATATTCCATTTTGAATTTGGAACTATAGCTGTAGGATACATCATCATTGAACCAATAGGCATATTATCTGTTAAAGCAATATTGATATTTGTTATATCAGTTTGAATATCAGTAATATCATTTTGGATATTTAATATCTGACTATTTATAGCAATTTCAAATGCTGCTAAAGCATCAGCGATACCATCTACTTCAATATTCAAAGCACATAGCGCAACACTTAAAGCATCAAACATTTGGTCGTAACCAAAGACACCAACAGGAAGTCCAAGGCAATTGCCTGGCAAAACCTCATAGCTTAAGTCAAGCCCTGATATAGTAGTGATAATATACTCTTCTAAAAGAGCGAATACCACATTAATATTAGAACCAGCAGGTACATTAATATTATTTAAAACACCATCAAAATTAATCTCGGAAGATTGATTAGGACAGTTATCACTACAGCCGCAGCTTGTAAGACTATTATTTCCACAACTAGAACAATTCATATCAACAATTACATTTATCTGTTAATTTACTAATAAGGCATGCCTCTGTATCCTTTGAATAAACACCATAAGGAATACATGACAGCGCATCAATTATTAAGCTTCGCATAAAAATATTTTCCCAATTATCACCACACTTCAAACCGAAAACTTCACGCTTACTTATATCTGCAATATCTTTTGATAAAGCTGACTTTTGTTTTTTTAATAAGTTACCATTCGTGCATGGTATATCACAATAAAGTGGTTCTACATCAGCAGGAATATCATCATTATTTATATCACATTCTACAGCATATAATATAAAAAAACCAAACTGAGGTCTTCCCTCGTAAGTCCAGTCATAACCATATGATTGAGGACAATTTGCATCAAGTCCCTCGTAAGACGCTATTAAAGATGCGCCTAAATAAAAAAACCATGTAGCAGTAAGCTCATTATAAACAAAACTATAAGCATTTGCATATGAATAAAAGAATGTATAATTTATAAAGACACCTGATTCGTCATAATTAGCCTTAACAGCTAAAGTTATAATTTCCCCACCTTGGTATATATCAATATTTAAACAACACTTACCCATTGCAACAACATATTTTATTTAAAATATCTATCTGTTTTTGTGCTGAAACCCAATCACCTGCACATACAGAAAACTCAAGAGCATCCATTGTAACCCTAAATTTCATAGCGTTAAGGAATTGAAGATTATCACACATTGGCTTGCAAGGATTTAACTCCATACTACAAAATGCACTAGCTACTAAATTCTTATAGCATTTAAGTAATGAAATACAAAGTATTACTATTTTCGATGAGTTACAGTAACGAGTGTTATTACAGTCGTTAGTACAAATATACTCAACCCAATAATTAATATTCGCAACATCAGAAGGGTCAAGATTACTGTTAGAAGCAATGATTTTATAAAGCTTACCATTTCTTCTTACAATAGTATTAAGGAAAGCATCGTAAAAAACTTCAGCACTCCATTCAGGATAAGTACATAATTGAAACTCATAAATACCATCACTATCACCACTAGTTAATGTGTATTGAAATGTATTTGATGAATTTAAATAAGGCTGAATGATTTTATCAGCTCCAACTACATCAGATGTTCCCCAAATATAAGTAGTCCCATTAGGTCTTGTCATTGTTATCTTTCTACTAAGAAACAATTCAGGGTCATGACCTGGATACCCATTAGTTTCATAGTTAGAAGTATCAGAAAAAGTTATGACCTTACAATCACAAGACACATTAATTGTAGGACAATTATCTGCTGTAGAGATAGAAGCATTAAACCCATTAAAAATAGGGCAATTAGGTACTTCAATTACTGTATCATACAAATAATTGTATGAAAAGAATGAAAATGAATCACTAAATTGAGGCTCTTCTGTTGGAGCAACAATTAAGATACCATCAACATAACTCTCTACAGTTTCTCCATTAAATACATGTCTTCTTGTTTCACTTGTCTCTACAAGAGTAGAATTATCAATAAGTGTATCTATATATGTAAATTCAAAATTATCATTGTAGTATTTTTCAAGAATAAAATTTCTTATTCTTGGAAATTCATCATTACTCCACCATAAATCAGGGCTTTTAGAAACTTTTATAGGTAAAGCATTAGCATTAATAATTGATTCAATGAATTGATAAAAATTATTAATACCTAACCCTAGGTCAAGAACACTTGTTCCTACAACAACTGCATTAGCAACATTTGAAGTATATAAATACTCGTTCCCCATAGTATATAAAGGAAAAGAAGTAAATAAAGATTCTGCAAGATTTAAAGTTAAGTTGTTTGGAGATATAATTTGTTCTACACCGTTAAACTTCATGGAAGTTAAGGAATACCTAGTATTAACACCTAAAGGAGCGCCCTCATCACCCCCTGACGGAAACCTAGCATCTATAAATCTACCCTGAACATTTTTCTTTACAGTATATGTTCTAGCCACATCATTGTCAAACTTAACAATAAGACCATTAAATGCAGATAAGCCTGCAGGATTGACAGAGTTTAATGTTGGATAAATCCTATTACATTTTATTAAGTCATGCGTTTTAATTGTTGCCATGTTACAAATTTAATGTTTTTATCTATTGCTTTTTTTTTACTAATTAAATCTAGGTTTTGTAGCCTTTTTTCTTCTATTTGGATTCTCAGTATTTGATAATGGAGCAACTAAATTAGGAACTAAATCATTTACTTTAATTTCATCACCTGTAATTAAGTCAGGAGTTGATATAGATTTCATTTTAGGAGATATGTACGGTTCATCCATAAGCCATTGATATAAATGGTCTTCTCTTCCTGATTCACGAGCTTTTTGGAAATAGTCGTCATCATAATTCATTATAACGTCCATTGTTTCCTTATCTCCATCAATCCACTTATACAAATTATCCTTGAATGTCTGAGCGTTACCTAATCCTACGGTTTTAATTGCGGCATCTGATTCTGATTCTGTCATTTTAGCCCAAGCAATAGAACTGTTAAAGTCATCTATAACAGCTTGCATTTTATCCATAGCCTCTTGTGTTTGAGCATAACTTACTCCCATCTCTTCATTTAACAACTTAGTTTTGTCTGATTTCTCTAAATCTTTAAATTCTCTGTTTGAAAGCTCAAAGTAAGAGCCTAATAAAGATGTTAACGATGTCATATATTTGACTACAGGAATCATATTTTTCCATACGTTACCTCTTGAGTAATTAATACCATGGTCTATTAAAAGTCCCATAAATCCTAAACCTTGGAGTAAAGAACCTCCTTGCTCTGCTGCTAAATCAAATTTTACTCTTTTCTTTTCGTCATCAGTCATTGATGAGTACATAGCCAAAGCTCCTGATGAAACAGCGTAGAAAAATATTGATGATAATAAAGAATAATATATGATATCTGTAGCAGCTTGTGTCATATCTCTATCAGATATAGCCTCTCTCCTAGCTTCTATCCCTTCATTTTTTTGCATAGCTTTAGCTGAATCTAAAACTTTAAATCCATTAATTATTCTTTTAACTACTGCTGTTTGAGCTGTTCTATATGTAGCTATCATACGATATATAGGGTCTCTTTGAACATTACTTGTTTCATCTTCTCTAGAAGTTTGCATAACAGATTCTGTTTCTTTTACTAATGATTTATAAGCATATGATTCAGCATCTTTAACACTCATTCCTTGAGATATTTTCAGGTTACGCATTGCAATAGCGTAAGCTATTCCACCTCCAGGACCTAACATTACAGATATATCTCCTGCCCTAACAAAAATCATAGATGCTTTTGCTCCTGTTCTAAATGCTTTTGAAGCTTTACTAGTTTTAGCTTCTTCTTGTAGCCTTTTTAATTCGTAATCTAATCCTTCTCCACTAAATCTATCTTTAACATAGTTGCTGTGCATTATTTTAGAAGCAAATAATATTTCTTCCTTACTTTTAGGAATAGAGGTCATTACAATTAACGGATTAAGACCTTCATCTATACCTGCTACCCAATAATGCGTAAAAGAGCTAAATTGCTTTATTACTGAAGCAGGTTTAAGTCCTAATGTAGTTAATACCTGTAAGTTTAATAGCCACCCCATACCTTTACTAGTAGTGTTATTAAATGATGATACAGGTTGATTAGATAATATTACACTAAGATGTGTTCTTAACTCATTATAAGCTCTTGTCCCCATCTTGTCAATTAAGTATGGAGTATTTGCTCTACTAAACAATTCATTTACACTTTTAGCAACAGGAAGAAATTGCTTTGCATGTTCCATTGTTTTTATATAATCAAGAAATTTAGTATGGGCATCTATAGAAAGATTAAGAGTACCTGAAAAATCTGTTCTCTGTTCCATATTTTTAGACATAGCGTCCATTGACCTAAACGTACCATCACCATTCAATAAAGAGTTCTCATTTACTGCGTCTATTTGATAAGACTCAGAATAAGAAGGATAGTATGGATACTCTTTGTCTTTAGGGAACTTAGTACCAGTTACAGACTCAAAAGTTGATTCATAGTTTAGCCCTGCTAATTTGTAGGATTCCATTATAAAATCAGAGTATTCTTTTAAATCTTTATTTTCATCTAAAGCCATATATTCTTGAACAGCCTCAACATTTACTTTTGACTTTGTTAATCTTTCAGCACCATTTCTTGTTAATGAAAGATTATACCAATCAACAATATGACCATTAGTTAAAGGAAAGTTCTTAGCAGTTTTAGAAGTTAGAAATTGTTCTGCATCTAGTATTGCTCCTAATTTTCTTACACCTTTCTCTCCCTTTTTATCAATAATATTTTTACCAAAAATCTCATCTACACGCTGATTGTATGTCGCTACAATATTAGCATAATTTTCATTTCTATTAAAATAAGCATCAGATATAGGTTTGCTTATACGTTCTTGAACGAATTTATAGACATTACTATTTTTAACACCTGCATCTTTTAATAATGAATAAATATTATTCATAGCATTAAATGGATTGACAATTGCCTTACCCCTTAAGGCTAACCTCATCAGTTTGTTTTTACTTAAGTTATCAGAGCTTATTCTCGCTAGATTTGAACTCTGATACTCATAGGCATATATAGGCTCTGTAATCTCAATAGCTTTTGATTCTTTTGATGATTCTAATAGGATATTATCTCTCTTTCTTTTTGCTGTGTCTAACTGCTTTTGAAGAGATATTAATTCTTTGTTGCTATCTAAGCTTATACCTGAAGAAATCATTTCTGAAACCCTTTCTTTAACCTGCTCACTTAAGTTTGTTAAATCATTCTCTGCTTTTTCTAAATCTTCACCTAATTTATTTTGCTTATTATATGCATAAGAAAATTCTTTAAGAGTAGACTTTGAAAATGCTTCTCCATTAATTATAACAGTTCCTCCATCATTAATAAATGCTTCAGCCTCACTTAATGAGTTTAATACTGCATCAGGCTCACCAGCTAATCCCATGATTAATAGTGCAGCACGTTTTCTTGAAGCCTTTTCTTCAGCTTTAACCAAGATTCTTTTATCAGCGATTCCCGTTGTTACAATACCATCAATTATTTCAATGATAGCATCAAGCTCCTCTTCCGTTCTTTCTGTTAAGGTATCAACATCAATTCCATCAACAAAAGACATATATTCCTCTTGAGACTCAATAGTTCCTTTACCTATCCATTTAGTCCCTTTCTTAGCAAATAATGTTTTCTTATTTTTAATTATTTCTTTTATCTGATTAGCCTTTGCAACAACTCTTTGTTTTTGTTTTTTAGCAACAAGCCTATCTACCCTATCAATAATTTTATCTACATTTTTAAAATCTGCCTTTTCAAGAGCGCTTGTTATTACTCTTATTTCTGTTTTAGAATATTTATCAGAAGGAAGCGTTTCTGTTATGTATCTAGCAACTTTAGCTTTTACTGCTTGTAAATCCTTTATAGTCGTTTTAGCTGCTTTATCTTGAGCTTTAATATATTCTTTTAAAGCTGCACTAGATGTTAACAGCACAACTTTATCAGGCTTTAATGTTCCTGTAGCTTCATCTACTCTTCCTTTAAATTCTTTAGCAGCATCTCTTTCAGCTTTGGAAATTCGCTTCTTAGCTGCCCTTTCATTTATTGCTTTATCATAATCAGTAAAAGCTTGTGTTTTTTGCTCTTTTGTTAAATTTACATACCATTTAGATTTTTGCATTTCATCAAATCCTTGACTTATAGCATTTGCTATACTAGCACCTCCCTCAACTGCTTTAGCAACTATCTCCAATGAGATATTCCATGCTTCTTTAAATCCAGGTATAGAAGACATTGCCATACCATCCACCCCTATTTTACCTGAACGAATCTTATCGGCTAGGGAAATTCTTTCTTCAGGAGTTATAATTTCTTCAGCTGTAGTTGTAGCTTCAGGAACTTTAGCTAAATTAGCATCCTTAATTATTATCTGACTTTCCTTCTTGGAAGAGCCTGAATCCATAGTAATAAGTCTAACTACTTGAGCAGTAGAGCTGTTTACAGCGTCAGTCTCAGCTTGTCTTAATTCGCTAACAGGTATATTAGTATCAGGTATCTCTATAGTTTCAACAGTTGTTCCTGCAGGAATAGAAAATTCAGTTAATGTTTTTTCCTCATCTCCTTTATATCTCTTAGCAATATTTTCATCTAATGCCCCCCAAGTACCTTTTACATCAGGATGAGCAGTACGAACACTTCCATCGGCATTTCTTTTTCCGAATAACCCCTTCAATATTTTAATAGGATTCTTAGTTGTTATAATACCTGTAGATGATTCTACCTCTTCCTTTCCTGCAGTTTCTTCTGCCGTTAATGGAGTGCTTATAGCTTCATTTTTAGTTTCTTTCTGCATTTCAACCTCAGGCATAGTATTGAATAATGCCTCAAGACCCACTAAGTTTCCCTCTTGAACTTTACCATTAATAACAGGTCTATACCCTTCGTTAAATAGCTTTGTAGCTTCTTCTAATGAAGTAGCCTTAACTGTCGTAGGTGTTACTTCTATGGGTGTTTCTTGAACCACTCCACTAAGGCTAGGCGCTTCTTGGCTTGCCTCAACGATAGGTTCGGCTTGGATAGATTCTTCCCCTTTTGCGACTTCACCTGATACCCCTGTTTTGTCTTTTTTATCATCCTCTTTAGCAGTTTTTTCTATTGATTCTTGTTCTAATTTATTAGAAACAAATTCATCTTTAGCATTTTTAGCAGTATTTATATCATTGTTTATTTCAGCTAAAACTTTAATTGTTGCAGCTTTCTTTTCAGGCGAAAGAGTATCTAATGCCTTTTGAGTTTGAGAATTATTAGCTAGTCCAAATCCTGCACCCATAATAAACGAAGAAACAACAAATTCTTGAACTTGGTCAAACGCTCCAAACCTATTAGACAGCTCAACCATCATTTCCTTAAAGTTGTCTGTATCACGGTATATATTAGTTAACTCTTCAGTAAATTCTTCTGCTGTTTCAGCAGTACCTTGAGCAGCCATTTTACCTGACTTAACAAGAGCCTGCACAGCAACATTTGTCTTACTTCCAAAAATATTAGAAATAAAAGCATACATCTGTTCTTTTGGCAACTTATCAGTTAATCCAACAAATAACTCGCTTGCAATACCTCCAGCAAATCCTGCCGCAAAATAAAGGTCATCACCACCCATAAGTCTTCCTGCTCTCTCAAAGCTAATCCCTTGCTCAACAGCAGGAGCGATAAACCTACCAATCTTTGTTGACTTTAATGTTGCGTTATATACTTTTGAAGCATTATTAATTAATTCTAAGGCTATAGCAGAATTTTTTCCTAGTAATAACTTCTCCATACCAACAATAAATTTTGTTGATGATGCTGGAACTCCCTTAGTTAAAACTAATTTAGACACAACGGCAGCTGTACTGCCAAACATTCTGCCCCAACCCTCTTTACTAGAAAGAGTATCTACTACTGCTTTTTCCTTTAACTTACCAATAACATTTTCATCAACAAAATCATCAGGACCATATCCTTCTCTTGCTAAAGTTTCATCTATAGTTGCGGCAGCTGTAGATTGAGTCACATAACCTAATGCAGCAGCTTTATTAGGGAATAATGAAGTATAAAAAGAATTCATGAAAGATTCAAAGAATCCTGTCTCCTCTTCAGTTATTCCAATATCATTATTATAATATAGTGGCGCTAATTGATTTAATGTAGCCTGATTTTTAAGGTATCTCTTTTCAGCTTTAGATAAAGAATAGAACCCTTCCCAATCAAGCAAGTCTTTTAAACTTTGATTTACAAGACCTAAACCCGTAGTAGATATATCATTGTCAACAGCAATTTTATCATTTTGAGCCATTAATCTCTCATAGAATAAATCAAATCTTTGTTTAGGAGTAATATCTTTAGGTATTGCACTAAGTATTGTTTTACTATCGCTTGACAAATTTTTAGCAGCTTCTGCCGCAACAGATTTAGGCTTAGTAAGGAAAACAGTGCTTTTAGACATTTCAGTCTTATGTATCATTGATTTCAATACAGGTATCTTACCTTTTTCCTGTTTTAGTAAAGCAATATAACTCTTATACATGGCATCATCAGCAGAAACACCATCTTTCTCCATAATAGAGATAGCTTTTTCAATCTTATCAATATTTGTGTATAAAGCTGATAATTTATTTTTATGCTCTTGTACTTTTTGATTTGTCTGAGCATACTTTTCTTTTTGAATAGCATCGTACTCAGTAATAAATCCATTAAGCTTTTCCTCAAGATAAGTTTTTTCTTTTTGGCTAATGTTAGGCGAGAATAAATATTTTTTTGTTTGATTATCAAAACGCATATTCCCATTATCTACATTATCAATAATGAATGAAGCCATTTCAGATGTAGCCTCAAACAAAGCCACAGACTGCTCTTGATAGTCTCCTTGTGAAATAGCTCCACCTGCCCCTAAATTGTCCTTGTATGAAGCTAATTTCTTATCAAAAGATACTCTGCTCAAACTCTTTCCTTCTTGAAAAGCTTCGTTTATCTCTTTATTTATAGTTTTAGCTTCATCAAAATAAGTTTCAGCTTGCTTCATCACCTTAGAGACAGCTAGAGCTTTAGCTGTAGTGTACTCACCATTACCTATAATTTCTTTTACTTGACTTTGGAAAGATTGAATATCACTTTTTTGAGTTTCATTTAAGTTGTCCTTAAGTATTAGATTGATATCCTTCTTAACAAATTCAGATGCATTATTAAAAGAAGTTTCAGCATCAGCTAATTTTTTAGCCTCTCCACTACCTAACACATCTTTACTGAAGTCACTTACTATTTTTCTAGAAGCTTCAATAGGATTAGCTATTAAATTAGATGAAATATTATTTTGATATAAAGCAGAAGCCTCTGATATTTTTACAGGTTTAAAAGCTTTTAATTCAAGCTGATTAATTCTCTCTTCAATGTTTCCTGTAGTTATAGGTCTATATTCTTTACTTCCTTTAACAGCAGCGTACCACTTACCATTCTCTTTTTTATAAGAATTACTAGAGCCTTTTATAGCGTAGAATCCATCTTCTTTTCCTTTTATGTATAAAGGATTTTCTGTTTTAGGGTCATAATTAAAATTCTTAGTACCATCTTGATTGAATGGCTCAGATTCAGAACCTTGATTCCCTCTTGTTAATGATTGGAAACTAGCACCATCAGCAACAACAGCATCTCCGCCACCTGTCAACAACTTATTTTCATCCTCAACTCTTAACTCGCCCATACTAGGAACTACCAAAGCACTAGCTTTATCCATAACTGTAGAAGAAACAGGTTTTGCAACTTTGTTTAAGTAAGCTGTTCTCTTAGCAACATCTCCTTGACTTATCTCTTTATATGTACCATTCTCTGTTTCTCTTAGCCACTTATTATTTACCCTCTTATACTTAACAGCACTTCCAGGAATATTATATATAGCCTCTGAACCTGGGCTATTAGGCTTTACAGTCTTGAAATAAACAGCATTTTCATTAAGAAACTTAGTTCTCTTCTCTAACTGTTTATTATCTGCCAACTTAATCCAACTGCCCTTACCGTTTGCATCTTTATACCAACCATCAGATTCAAATTTATAGTTATCATCTCCACCTGGAAGTCTATAAACAACCCCTTGTTTAATAGGGTCTCCTTTTGATACGGGGGCAAGTTTTACTTTATTGTCAGGGCTAATAGATGCCTCAGTTCCTTTATACTCTAAGTTAGTCTTTTCTATTTGAACTCTATTTTCTTGATTCAGGTCATACATAGGAATGCCTGTAGAAGTTTTCATAGAATAGTTTGGAGTCAAATTCTCAGTCTCTGATTCAGGAATTGAAGGCTGAATATTTAACATTGAATCAATATTCTGCTTATACATAGGTATGCCTGTAGATGTAGAAAGAACCTCTTCTTCTTTTGCAAGCATTGATGACTGCTCGCTCTCAAGTATAGGGGACTCTTTTGGGGTAATAGCAGGGAATAAAGAATCATAAGTAGGAACATCAACAGCAGTAAGTCCTAAAGGATTGTCATCTACTGTAGTTTCAGCTACAGAATTATCAATAGATTGAGCTATTTGATTATCAACAACTTCATTGATAACTTCTTTCTTTGTTATTGGTGCTTCAACTGAATTTATGGGCTGTGGCTGTGGAGCAGAAGGCGCTTCCACATTTACAGGTGGTATATTCACTTCAAAGTCGCTTGGTAATTGAGATGAAGAAGGGGACATTTGTAATGTTTGCCCTTCTCCTCCCGTTTGTGTAGACATGAAATCTTTCATAGCAATACTGAATATTTTTAACAAATATAGCAATAATAAGCCTATGCAAATATTGGATATTAGTTAGTAGTTCCAGCTGCTTTTTCAACACTCATCCCTGTCATATTGTTGTACACTTGTTGACCACCTTTTTCTGATATATCTACAGCAGGACCAAAAACAGTTCCTCCAACAGACTTATCTTCATAAGTTGCTTCTACAGCAGTTCCCTTATCGCCAGGTACGAATGTAGTAGTTCTAGTGTATGGTTGTAATATAGGTATAGCTAAATTTGCTTTACGATTACTAGCCTCATATTTAGCACTATTCTCGCTAGTTAAAGCAAAGAATTTATCTCCATCGTAATATCCTCTTTGTATTTGTGTTCCTATTTCCTTAGTGTAGATACCATTTGTTTTGGCTGATTGTACATTGCTAGCGAAAGTTTTTGTATCCTCCTTACCTTTCTTGTATGTCTTACCATTAACAGTAAAGTCTCTAGTCCTTGATATATAAGCGGCTTCATTCATTGTAACGTTTCTTTCTACTTCTATACCTTTGTCATCTTTATATTTCATAAAATATGTCAAGGTATTAATATCAGCAGGGGTAGCGTCTTTAGCTACTTGACTAGCATTTGCTGCAACATAGTTTACCCAAGAACCTGTAGCTGGGTCTTTATATACTGGACCTACACCATAAGCCATACTTATCTCTTCAAATTTAGCAGCTTTCTGAGCAGCTGTATAATTTTTTTTATTAAGTTCTGAAACCTCCTGATTAAAGCTTTTCTTCGTTTTAGGATTTATATCAGTTGTAGAAAAATTATGAATCTGACCCCAAAAATTAGCATCTTCTCTTTCAGTTTCCCATTTCTTTCTTTGAAATGCTAAGTTAGCCATAGCTACTTCATCAGTGTTAACAGTATCGTATTTCAATATAGTTTGTGGCTGAATTTGCGCTGCAAAATACTTTTGAAGAGCTTCAGCTTGCTCAGCAGTTGCGCCTGGCTGACTCGCAATTAAATTATCAATAAGCGCAATATGGTCTCCCGTAAAAAACTTAACGATACCACTAGCATATTCTTCATATCCTATACCACTTCTAACTCTATTGAAAAATGCAGACCTATCTTTATTCCATGCCTCAGTATCAAATTCACCTCCCGTTTTTAGGTTTATAGGTGATTGACCCATTCGGTCAGGATTTAATAAATCTTTAGCTAAAGCATCTACTTGAGGTCTCATGTTTATATAAACTTGAGCGTCTTTAAATGGAGCGTTAGCATTAACATCACCTGCCAATATAGCATCTAAATTATTAATTTGATTATGAAGTACATCTCTAGCTGTTTGTTGCATCGCTTTCGGCACATAATTTTTATCATTAGCAGCAGCGTCAACCATATCTTTAGCAAATGTAACAGATTGAGTTATCTCTCTAGCTTTCCCTTTCATGTTAGCCATGTATTTTAAAAATTCAGGGTTAGCACTAAGACTATTTAAATCTTTTACATTTGTAAGAAAAGGCTCAAGACCTTTAAAGAAAGCTTCATTGTATTGTACTTGATATTGAGCACTTGTTTCAGGTGCAGCTAATAATCTATCAACAGCAGCTTGTTTTTCAATAGCCGCTTTAGCCAAAGCTTTTTTTCTTTCGTTGTATAGACCTAAAGGAATAATAGCACCTGGCGCAGCATAAATAGTAGATGTGCCCAAATATTTACCACTGTATGTTCCAACAGCAATATCTTTATTTACATTCGGGTAGTAATCTTGTACATTTAAATTCTCTAATGCTAAATTAGAAATTTCGTCAGGTCCATTCAATGCTAATCTAGCTATGTCTTTTTTAGCATCATAAACAGTCATTCCTGCATCAAAAGTAGTTTTATTCCCACCTGCATTCATAACGTTAGATGCAGTTCCTCCACTTCCAGGTAATGGTGTTTCAGCTATCTTTTCAGCTTCAGGAATATTAACCTCTCCTTCTGCAACAACACCATCAGTAATATTCTTTTCTTCTATTTGAGCATTAGCTCTAGCTTCAATATTACCAGGACTTCCATATTCTGATTGGTCGCCAGCCCACTTCATTGTTTCATCAAGGTCTTCATCTGCTTTAATAACAGTATTGGTAAGAATTTCAGAATCCTTTTTTTCTATGTCAGTTAATTTAAGAGCATCTTTTCCTGCAGAATATAATTCATTAAGAGTTCCACCACCTTCACTTACAGCTTTTACTAATGCTTGTCCTGCTTGAGGCAAAACTTTATTAGCAAAATTAACAGCTTTCCCAACAATACCTTCAGGGTTGCCCTCAACTTTAACCATATTATCAGCAGCCTTAGTAGCCATTCTCATGCCTAACCTAGATATTCCATTCATACCTGCAGCCTTTCCTATAGCTCTAACGTTCTTTTTTTCGTCTTTAAAAGCTAATTTATCTTCCTTACGGGCAAACCTATCTTGCTTACGAGCCTCTCTAGCTGCTATTCTTTCTGAGTTGTTCTTAATCATTACGCTTCGTCTTTAGGTGTTGCTGGTTTTCCTCCAATAGAAGCCAACATATTTGTTGAACCTGCAGCCTTATTAGTAGCAGCTTTAGCGAATTTTTGATTTGCTCTAAACATACCAAGCTCTCTTTTAATTCCTGCCATTTCTTCCACTTTTTTGCCTTCTTCTTGCGCATATGCTAGCTGCTCTTGCGCTCTTCTATCTCTTAATGCTGCATTTTGGTCAGCTAAAAGTTGAGATAAAACGCTAGTGCTTCCACCACCTCCACCTTTAAATGATTTGTCTAAAACATCTTTCAGCACCTGCCTAAAATTACCTCTTTCAGCAGTAGTACTTGTGCCTGTTTCAGCAGCCCTTCTCTTTCTTCTTATTAGCTCTAAATAATCACGGCTCATTTTATCTTCTACAGCAGGGAGTAAAGCCTCAGCTTTCTTCTCTTGAGCCATTCCAATACCTGTCTGTGCTGCACCTAACGCAAAACCTGCTGCTGCTTGTTGAGGAGTGCTTCCTGCTATTCCAGTAAACATGTTTTTTAAACCTCCCTTTTTCTCTCCTGCAACTTTATCTTTGTCTGCCATAATTATATTTTTATCAAAGTTAATGATTATTTTAATGCTTTGTATTGCACTCCTGTACTAGTCACAAGAAACTCTTCTTGAGCCGAATTAGTTATCTTAAAAAGAACTACTCTTCCTTGTTCCCTAAAATGAGGGGCTACTAATTTTCTTGGTATGTAACATTCGTATCCAAAATAATCTTTTATTGCTATTGGATTCAATACTGCATCAACAACAGATGAAAAGTTATCAATGAGGTAATCTTTATAGCTACTATAGAAGTAAATCTTTTCAGGTTTGAAGTTTGAATTTACTCTTATTCTAATAAATTCTTTATCAAAGTAAATCTCTTTATCAGAAGAACCTGTTAAATAAGCCTCAACATCTACTCCGTTCAATTGATTTCCAATGCCTAATTCGTAAGTAACACCATCCTTCATCCCGAATAATCTGTTCTTTAACTGAAGATATTTATCATAGTTATAAGAACTTTGGCACTGAAGAGCAGCTTGGTCCATACCATAAATAAGCGTGCTAAATTCTTCTCCGTCTTTAACATTGAAGATATACTCTTTATTCTTTAAATTATAAACACCACATAGTTCAGAACTATATCCAACTCCTATTTTAGAAATGAATTTTCTTTGTAATAAATCAAAGAATCCTGTTCTTGCTATCTCTAAAAGCTCATTGTTATTAAAAGCATATGCAGAAACATCATTCACAAATAATATTGAATTTGAGTATTCACCCCAACTTCGCCATGTCTCGTCAGTCATACCAATAGTTCTATCTATCCATAGCTGATTTAATATCCCTCCTACGTCAGAACCTATTGTAGCTAGTTCATTTGCATTTATCTCATGTATAATTCTCTTATCAACAAGAAGTAAGCATACTCCACTATTAGTAAAAGCGTATAAGTTGTTACCCTTATCTTGAGATAAAGCACTCCAAGCAAATTTTATTTCCCCTGTATCATCAGATATATCATATAAGTTCAATGGAGGAAACGTTTTTACCGTAGGTGTATTCTGAACATTTATAGGTCTCTTTTCTGACCATAGTATTCTAGTACAAAATTGAGTCTGCTCCTCAAAACCAAGTAATGGAACAGTAGTGTATATAATTGTTGTTTGTGATTTTGAATAATCTAAATTAACTTGTGGCTTAAATCTAAACCCACCATAATTCCATAGATTCCACTCAAAACCATAATCATCATAGTATAAAGGATTTAGGTTGTTATTACCTTCAAACGCAGCTCTATCATCTTCACTTCCTGGCTTCCATTTATGAGGTCTAGGAATGTAGTTTACCAATGGAAAGAATTGGTTGGAAACAGCTTTATCGGGAGCTTCTGTATTAAATGCGAAAGACAAGTTTATTCTAGTCTCAGCTGTCCACATAGTAATTAACTGTCTAATCAATGCAGATGCCACTCCACCTACATTAAACTTAAATTCATCAGTAGTATAGTTATATGGGTCAGAATTTTCCCATACTCTATATCCTGCAGCGTACTCATACAGTTTCATTGGAAACGGTATATTCATCTTAAACTCTGCTTGAGAATCTTTAGGGTTTCCATTATTCCCAAACTCATTGTCCATTACAGCCCAAACAGATTCGTTAATATATGTATCACCACAAAATACTCTTACAGGTATTCTATTGTCATACAAAACATAAACATTAGAACCAAATGCAGGAACTGTAAACTGTGTATATCCTAAAGTATTATTAAATATTAATGAAAATATTGGACATAAATTATCAGCTGTCTGTTGACTTCTATATATGCCATGTACCACATACGACCCTGACGCATCCGTAACTGTATCAAATCCATTTAAAGCCATGTTAGCTAGCAATGTAGATACAAAAGGAGCAGATTCAAATGTCACGTTCAACCATTTAGTTTCTAATCCATTTAAATCAACAACAGAAACAAATCTATATAACGAAGAATAAGCATTAAATACTTGACCTGTAATTCTTGGAATACAATCTTCCCATCGTTCTGAAACTAATAAGACAGTTTGATTAAGCTGACCTGAAGATTCAAGTATGCGAGATTTAAATTTAGTATATGCAGATGAATATTTGTATTGAGTAGTTAGCCCTGGATTTATATTAGCATCCTCTTTAATTAGGTTGATTACATACATTGGCTCTCTCCATTCCATTACTCCATCCTCATTTGCATCTAAATTAGCACTAGGAAAGCTATTAGGACCACTTGTATTATATATAGTTCCCCAAGTTGTAGGGTCAGTTTCAACTCTAAGATATGATTGAATACCTGAGTATGTAGCCATATTTTGAGCATCAATTATATCAAAAATTCTATTCCCTTGAGCATTAGATGGAAACGCAGGAGAATCTTGAGTTATAAAATTTGAATATCTACCGTAAGCAACATAATCAAAATCATCACTTGGACCTGGAAAAGGAATACCTGCTTTACCTAAACCTGATATTGCAGGGTTAAATTCAGCTTGTATTGGAAGTTCTGCAAAATTTGTTCCATCTCTTAGTATGCGTGCATAGGTTATCATGTCTGCCCCCGAATCTCTTAATGATAATGGGTTTTCATGTGAATAAACTTCCGTAAAATATCCCAACGGAGATACCAACTGAAGCTTAAATGTAGATGGATTATTTATAAAATCTTCATAAACATCAGGAAACAATAACTCCAAATCAGGGAAATATGCGCTAAAAGCTGTAGTTGATTTAGATGCGTCCACACCAAAACCATCATCAGCTTCTGTCAAATTATAAAAACCTAATCCTTGAGCAACAACTCTTTTTGCAGGTTCTGTTTGTATCACAGAGAATCCTTCTGCCCAAGCAGCAGGGTAAGTAGTAATTCCTTTAAAAGCAACACCTTGAGCGTAGTAATCTAATCCAAATCCTTTTGGGTTATATAAGGCTGAACCACTAGTCTGACCACCAATAGCAGCCTTACCATTAATTTGATATTGATATGTGCTATTTGTATCAAGCTGAGAAGTTGGATTTAATGTAGCATAAGGGTCAGTTTGTCGAAAAGAAATAAGACCATCATTTCCAGGCAGTCCCTGCTCTGTTCTTCTAGTCGCATCATAATGGTCAAATACCTCATGAGTTAAATCAATAGTACCATCAACTGTTGATGCTTGAACTACACCAAAGTAAGAAGTTCCTAGCGTTTCAGGAGAAACAATATCTCTTCTGTTTGGAAACTCTATATTAGATGAGTTAGGTATTTCTACAGCAAAAGAAGTGTTGTTACTTTTATCGTGTAAGACGACAGCAAATCCTGTTCGCTCACCTCTCATATTACTTTTGTGCATAGCTGCGTTATAAACGTGCTTATGCCCTTGTTTTCCTATTTTCTGTATTGTAGGAAATATAGGATTAATAGAATCTACAAATCCAATCTCTCCACCAAGGTCTCTTGAAACGTACCCTATGTTCATTAGATATAATCTCTCATTAAAATAACGAAGAGATTTAGCTCTTTTTATAGATGAAGTTTGTTCTGTTTGTTCTTCAAGAGTAAGTATGACAGAACCTTCAAATAAAGGGTCAGCCCTATCTAATACATCAACAATGTTTAAACCATCTAATATACTAAAACTTCCAATTATTTCTGATATAGGAGGGGTATCTACCGTATCTCCTGCGTACCATGCATCTCTTCTTACTTCAATAAAAGAAAACTCATTATTATTATCATACTTTATTCTAATATGATTTCCATAAGGAGATGAAGATGTAATATTTGGTTCAGCAGAAAATGTTCGGCTATTAGGAAAGTATGGGTCAAACTGAGAACTATTATTCATAACAACAGGAATCAATTCAGTAATAGGTGAAAATGGAGTCCTATCTCCTGCGGTAGAAACATATCTATATGAATATGAATAACTGCCTACAGATAATCCATTAGCACCAAATACAGCATCAAAAGTAGAAGGGGATGCCCCTGCAACTTGCTTTATAAATGCAGGTTTAAAAAGTGTACCTGTAGTTTGTATAACGTATTCATCTAAATTAAAATCATCAAAATATACTTGAGTACAAGAACTGCCTGGAGTCATGCCTGAATTATCCATTAAATCTTTAACAGATAATACGATTGGAGGAGTGTTGTTATTTGTTATGTACATTTCTCCACTTACACAGTTTTCATTCTTGTCATACTGTAATGGGTGACTTAACTCAAAAGGAAGTAGAAAGCTCATACAAACTATCTTACCATCAATACGAATAAAAGGAGGCTCTGTTAAATTATTGCTAGAAGCCCAAGACTCTACAATAAAGCCATTAACCTCTAATGTCATCATGCACTCATAACTAGGGCTAATTGTTCCAGGAACAGGCAAGAAACATCTATTGTCTATATTGTCAAATTTAACAACCTCACCTTTTATTTTCTTCTTAGCAAGGTTATCTCCATCCATAGGCATGCTACGCATATTCAATGCATCAACATGAACTCCTTCTTGTGATTGAGAAGCTAATTCATCATTTATATCAGATGAAATTCCCTTTTCATAAGTTCTTACATCTATAGGGTGGTGCTGTTGCTTCATTTTATTGTTTTTTATAAAATAGTTTATTAACTAAAAGTTTAGGGTCATTAAGCGCTTCTTGTCTTCCATCACAGCCACAATCTTCTATTCCCACAGCTTTACTAATACCTTTTACTGCACTAGCAACACCTGTTTTCCTTGTCATTTTAGCTATAGTGTCTCCAAATCCCCTAGAAACAATCTTATTATTTAAACTATTTACCATACTTTAATGTTGCTCTATTTGTTCGCTTGTCATAACTATAGTCGCTTGTTGAATGACCTGACTCTTTAGAAGCTCTGTCTTTGGCTCTGTCACCTGGACTCATAGCATTTCTAATTTTGCCTTTTTCCGTAAGCTTTAAAGAATCTGACTCTATTAGTCCAAATTTACGCAAATATTTGAGAGCATTAATTGCAGGGGTCTTATCTCCTTGACCTCTTAATTGAGAGGTAAGTCTAATTAGTATTTTTGGCTTTTCCATTATTTATGGTACATAGATGAGATATATTCCTCCATAGATTCCTTTTCAGCTGAATCCATTGCTTTAACTCTCTTTCTAGCTTTATTCCAACTACCTGTTGTTAAGTCGTTAAGCTTTGAAAATGAATCAGTCCATAAAGGGCGATAAGTTCTTACATCTCTTGATTTCATTGCGTTATAAAATCTCTCTTCAACATAATCAACAACTGCTCTTTCAAAAAATCTAGGAACAGTAGGCATATCTCCATTAGAAACACCCATTCCGTTAAATATCATTCTAACATGTTTGTATGAAGCACATTCTCTGCTTAACATGACAATTTTGTTGGAATCATCTGAGATATTGTAATAGTATTTAGGTCCTCTAAAAGAATTATTGAATCCTCCACCTCTACTTCTAAAGCTTTGATTTGGTTGAAAAGGGTCATTATTATTACTACCGTCATCTTTTACCTTTGCAGTATACCCTTGACCATCATAACTATTATCAAACAATCTTTTCCAATAAACGTTTACAGTCTTTCCAGGGTTACATATTTCATCATTGTATAGATAAATCTCACGAAGATTAAATACGTTCTTAGGCATAGGGATTCTGCAATTAGAAGGAATAACAAAGTCATGCTTCTCTTGCAACCAAAAAGTGTCTAATGACAATTCCTGTAGAGCATCCTGTATTCTTGATATATACCAACCTTTAGCGAAACCCCTTTTAAATTCCATGTCATTAACAGTAGATGTTATTTCTCCCAATAAATGGTCTACAGATACAAAGTCGTTTGAAGTCATTTTTTATGTTTTTATTGTGTACTTTCTTGAGCAGCTGCATCAGGTAAATTTACGGCTCTATTTGCATAAATTTGAGTATCTAACTCTCCACCATCTTGACCGTCATTAACAGACTCATTAGGCATAAGCATTATGAATCTTCCAAGCTGTAATACCTGCATAATTAATTCTTGGATTAATTCATCAGGCAAAGATATTTGCTCATCTAAATTACATATTGTCGTAGGGTCTAAACTAGACTTTACAGCAATTGATACATCTTCAACCTTAATACATTCTATACCAAGAAGATACAATCTATTAACTGCTGCTCCATCAACATGACTTCCGATTCTGTAGAAGTATGGATTTGTTACACTAGGCTTCGTATATTCATCAAGATATAAATGCTGAACAGCCCCAAGATTAACGCTTTGAAACCATACTTGAGCAAATGTCGGACCTTCACACTTGCAAGACTCAACATTGTAAGTAACAAATACTACACCTGCATTATTTGGCAAATCCATTATCTGAACAGGAAGGTCAATGTATGACATTCCATTACTGTCCGTAAGAACGGGTACAGAGCTAAATGTAGAGGTATATAAATCTGAATTAGTTAACTCATGCTCTTGAGCACGAAGTCTGTTCGCTACAACTTGTACCCAATAAAGTATTTGGTTAAAAGTAAAATTAGCATCATCAAATGACGCATTAAAATTTTTCTGTAGGTCGTACACAACATATCTGTAGGTCATCTTATAATGTTGTTAGAAGTTGAGTAATATCAGCAGAAGACACCGTATATAAATTAGTTTGGTCTCCTTGCTTGTATGCAATATAATTAAGAGCTTTATCAAAAAGCAATTGAAAAACACTATTTGGAAAATCTATAACATCTGTCATTGAAACAACAGCATCAGGTTTTTTTGCCCAAAAAATAGTTATGTTATCGTTTACAATTTTAGGTCTAACTTCCAGGTATTGAAGAGAGTTAGACACGCCTGCTGTACTGTAATTTATAGGATTGAGGTAAGCATACATCTTTAATTCTTCACATGTTTGGTCTCCATCATATCCTTGCTCTAATGGGTTTCTTTTGTTTCTAGCCCATTCTTCTAACGTTAGTCTTTTACAATCAAGGTCTGATTCTATATGAATAAAATTTGGAAGGTAATAACTAAGGCTATTATCAGGGGTTGCAGGAATTGGCACTAAAGGATTTACTTCTACTTTAGGCTTTGGATATATTGCAAGAATACTCCAAACCTCAGATGGAAATGAATTTAAAGAAACCCTTGAGTTATTGTTCGTTCTGAAAACACCTGAATATGATAATTCTCGGAAAATCTCTTCTCCTATTTTATTTTGACCGTAGGCAGAATTTACAAGACTAGTTAGCCATTTCATCGCAGCGTTAATCGCTGGGATATAATCTTCATCATCTCGATAATGGTCTGAACCCTCTGCGTCTAAAGCAAATGCTAACTGATTTCGTAAATCCTGCACTAAAATCATAATATATTATTTATTTCGTTTCAATCAAGGTTCTTCCCTCTTTTGTTAAGTTAGATTTTCTCATCGCTCCGTAAAGCAACTCGTCCTCTCTTTTGATTGACCTCTTAGCTACTAATTCAACTAATTGTCTTCTCATTCCTTCAGGGCTTTGTGATACAGAAACTCCCTCCTGTTTTGCTCTAGCAATTATCTGCATGTCAGACAATCTTGAAATAGACTGTTGAGCCTCAACCATTTTTTGCGCCCAGGTAGAATCAACATTAAGAGCAGACTCCATGTTCTCATAAAAAGCAATTCCAAATTGACTATGGCTTCTAACGTATTCAGCCTCAACCTTAGAATTAATCTTTACAGATGAAACAGATACTACTTGAATACCTTTTAACCCTTTCTTCTTTGTTCTAATTAAAGGCTTAAACTTAATAGCTCCATGTGGTGGCTCAGTTTCTACTCCTCTCTTTTTATCTCCATGTATAGCGAAGTTAAATGAGAATGCAAAGAATACTACAGGAGTATCTAACCAATCCTCTTCAAGCTCTCTTACATAGTCTTCTTCTTCACTAAGATACTCTTGACTAGCTGCTTTTTTATTTGCTGCAGTGAATTTCTTTGTCAATCTTTCCTCAACTTCCAATAGAAGCTTACGAACTAAAGACATAGGTAGTAATTCTTCTTTTTCCTCTACTACATTTTCTTCTACTACAATATCATTTGCAATAATGTCGTGCGTCTCATCAAATACTGATTTTTCAGTTGAAATAGGCGCATCTTTTGTTTCTTTAATTTTCATGTTTTTAATTTTAAAATAAAGGGGGAAGATTTCGCTCCCCCCATCATTTGGTTAGTTTC